TTGCGTTTATGTTATATGTTGCTGCATACATTTTAGTGTTGGACAAGACGTGCACTGTCAAAGTGTAGTGACACCTTCTCTTAATTCTCCTTCGCCACGTTTCCAAAGGCGAATCATTTCTTCGTCGCCGGGTTCAACCGGTGTATCATATCTTAATACGTAGACGGCTTTGTAATTTCCATCTTCTGCGTACACGACACCTTCATAGTCTTCTGTGCATTCAGACCGCATCAATATAACGGGGTGCATGGGCAGAAACTTTTTCGCGCATTCGACATTTTCACGATCAGGTTTCATAGTGATGTACTTGAAAGTAGTGAATGGATCCGACCACGAATACCTATACTTTGGTTCAGAATTACCATCGGGGTAAATGACAAAACCGTCATTGAAAACATAATGAGGTATCTTTCCGCCATAGAGTGCCGCGGAGTATCCAAAGGTGGATGTGATTCCTTCTTGATTGTAGACCGGCATGTTGACACCAAAGACGCCACCATTGGTCATGTATACTTTGGGCATCTTTGACAAAACGAACCATTCGACAAAACTATTCATCTTTAGTTGATGATCTTCATCCTCGACTTCAACTTTTTGAGAATGTTCACACGCCGTAAAGCCGATGGGAAGTTCCAATGAGATGGCTTTTGGGACTTTAGACATGAAATATTCCTTTGTCGACATAGAATCACTCATGACGAGTACCGGTGCGTCGAGACGATTTGCTTCATCGATCATTGCATCGACTGCTTCTTGGGATGCGAATGGTAGATAACCATATTTAGCCGAATCATCACATCTCGTACCTCTTCGAATGTGAAAACCGGCGACACAATCCTTGACCTTTTCAAAATTTTTATCAATTTCAGACTGCAAGAGGTCAGTCGGTTGAATGAGATCACGCATGGTGTCACCTATGTCAGGAATCTGTAGATGAAGCATGGAATGTATCCGATGTTGTCCATTTACTTCACCTTCTTCGGTGACGTTCTTACATTTGATAAACTTGTCACGACCATACTTGTAGACATCTGGGTGGAACCCGGGTTCTCTAGCAAAAATGTAATGCGTCGCCATTTGAATACTCAGATTTCCAATGGCCGCCTCGGGTTCAGGCTTAAATAGTTCGGGCATAACTATCATAATATCTATTAAAGTTTTTAAGCGGATGTTGAATAAACCATGTTTGAACATTTGAAGTCTGTGATCGGACAACCGGGGCCCTTCATCATCGAGACAAAACATGGGTTAATCAAGGAACCTTGTATCACTATCGAAGAACGACACATTCAACAAGCACTTGAAAAGTTGATTATAAATTTTGAACAGACGTCGGACTCAACATTTATAGCCCGGCCGGGTGTTCGAAAGAACCCGTGACATCGAGACCTTCCAATTCGACACCAGAGTCAACGAGTTCGATCTGTTCTTCGGCCATATCCGGAAGCGGAAGCGGTGCGTCCTTCATCGGGACTGGCACAACCGAAATCTTTTCCTCTTCTTCAACCTTCTTAACCGGTGCCTCCTTCTTGAGAAGCATGATGCCCCAGACGACCAACATGAAAACAATCGTGTGGAGAATCAAACCAGCGAACTTCGGGCAGCCGTTCGGTCCGGCAACCCATTGTCCCAAAAGACGACGCATCAGAATGAACGTCTCCGGGTTAGCGACCACGAAGAAGATCAACGCGGACATCAAGGAGATGAGAAACTTCTCCTGTGCTTTTTTACCATCGCATCCACAACCACAGTCTTTAAACAAGCCCATTTTTATTGTACCTTGAGAAAAAAATTACTTAAAGTCATGACCCGTAGAAAAGATATAAAATGTCGCTAGCCATCCAAAAGTACTCTGACTTCAACGCGTCCGGTGTCTCCTTTTCTAAGTTCCGCAAGAACAAGAATGGAGGCAAGGCTGTGTATCTCAACAGTAGTGACAACAAGAAGATTTTCATTCAACTCCCGTTCATGCGTTCTCCCTATGGCCTCAGTGCTTACACTGATGAAACCACTGGGCGTACGTCTTACTCTCTTGACCTCTCCTTTGACCAGGACAATGCCGAAGCCATGGAGTTTTGTGAAAAGATGAAGGAACTTGATGAACTCGTCGTCAACACGGTTGCCAAGAACTCCAAGGAGTGGCTTGGTAAGACCTTCAATGTGGCTGTACTCAAGGAAGCTTTGTATAAGCCGATCATCCGTCCTGGTAAGGATCAGTACCCGGCGACGATGAAGTTGAAGATCTTGACGAAGAATGACGGTTCTTTTGTGCCCGAGTCCTACAATATGCAACGAGAACTTGTTTCGTTGGACTCAGTTGAAAAGGGTCAAAAGGTTGTCGCTATCATTGATCTCAACCAGATCTGGTTCATCGATAACAAGTTTGGTGTGACCATCCGTCTCCAACAAGTTTTGTTGGAACAATCTGCCAAGCTTCCGTCGTTTGCTTTCCAGGGTCTTGATCTTCCGAAAGATGGAGACAATGGTGAAGTACCGGACGACTTTGAAATTGACGAAGAATAAATAATCAAAAAAGATTTCAATATTTACAGTATTGATGAGAAGATGTACAAAACTTCTCATGAATAGTTAAGAGTCGATGATCTTTCGTAGAAAAGTGAGTCTTCAGGCTTTGATCGAACGCGGTGACCACGAAGGACTTCGTACACGTTCAAAAGAAGTTATGAAACGTGTCAATCAAGGAGATGAAAAATTGATCTACCACATTGGTGCCCACAAAGATCACGTGATAGGTCGCATAATGTTTCAAATTTTCAAACGTATATGCGATGAAAAATCTTCACAACGATGGGATAAAATCATGAAGGTCACGGGTAAATCTCTCATGGTTGGTTCCATCGAAAGTCAAAATTTATTTTTACTCGAGCACGCCATGTGTCATGTTGATGAAAAGGAACTATATGACAGGATCAATCTAAATGATGGAACTTCAGTTTCTAAATGGTATGTAGAAAACTTCACCTAAGTAACACATCGTGTACACCATGTCAAGACAAAATGAACATCTCCAAAGCTATTCAACGTGGTGACCTCGTGGCTCTCCGAGCTAATGAACATGAAATTGTACAAGACGTAAATGACACTTTAAAAGATTCTAGCATCGTATGGGAAAATTACATTACCTATTGGATGGCGTCACACCACGATCACGTGGTTGCTACCGAGATGTTCAAGGTATTTTTGAACACGTGTAAAACTGCTTTCAAACAAGACAAGTATGAAGAAGTGGTTGGTCTTTACGCACACCCAACTATGATTGGCGCTGTGGCCACGAAAAACTTAGAAATTTTAGACTTACTCAAAGGTTACATCGATGAAAGTGATGTAGAGGAAGAGATGGCAGCACTACATGGGGAAACTTTTTCTTAGATTGTAATAAGTATGGTGAAGCTTGCGGACCTTGTCCACATTGCCAACAATGCCAAGACCAACGCTCAGAAGAACGCGGTCGGCGAAGAAGTTAAGAAGTTGATACGCGGACGAAAAGCGTGCTACCCAGAAAAGGAATTTTTTACAAAAGTCCAAACGAATCCACTCATAATTAATAAGGCTACTACCAGACTCCGGGCGATTGGGAAGGGTGTACATGGTACAGTTTTCTATGGATGTATCGATGATGAATGCAAAACCCAAGTTGCGATCAAAGAGACGACTGAAGAGACTGCTCGAATGGAATTTCGTATCGCGGAAAAATTGAAGGGTATGGGTGTGCCTCGTATGTACCACTTTAAATCATGTGATCGTTGGGACATGCTTTATTTTGAATACATCAATGGTCAAAGTCTTCAGGAATGGATGAAAAAGGAACAAAAACCCGAAGCCTATCGCTCCTTAATTTCACAACTTATCAGGAACTTGAAGAGAATCCATGAGAAGTACCCAAAGTTTAGACATCATGATCTTCATTGGAATAACATTCTTGTATTGGAAGGTAACAAACCAATCATAATTGATTTTGGTCTTTCAACAATCGAAGGTGTTAGAAATCCAAATGTCACAAGTGGAGAATACAAAAATGACGGTATTTATGTGGGATCACACTACATGTATGATGTTCAGTACATTCTCAACATCATTTGTCGCTACACAAAATTTACAAAAGTTAGGGGATTTATAAGGGACTTGCTTCCAGAAAAATACCTTGGTTTAACCAATTCATATATTATATCTGGGCGTCTGAGACCTGGTTTAAAACATAATGATCTTCCAACCTATGATCAAATTTTGAATCATCCATTCCTTCAATCAAAGAAGAGAGGTAGCATTCTTAAAAAGATCGTACTCAAAAAGAAGGTTATGACACCCAAACCACAACAAAAGGTTGGCACCTCGAGCGCCATTCGTCGCGCCAAGGCTGTCCTCGAAAAGGAGGCTGCTAAAAAGAAGGTTCCACCAAAGAGACCACAGATTCGCGGAAGAGATCCGTCTGTCGTGAACCAAGTTCGTACCACAGAAAAAGTTTTCATCAACAAGAATGGCGACCTCAAAATTAAAAAGAAGAAATGCCGTCTCTATAAGAAGGATGATCTCGTAAAGATGTTCAAGTTAGATTCAAAACTTACAAAAGATCAAATGTGCAAATTGATAAAAAATATGTAATACTATACTATAATGCTTCCGTTCATCATTCTCGCCGTCATTGATCTTGTTATATTAATGCGTACGGGTGTTGAAACCCAGACCAAAGATGAAGGACTGTGGACTGTTTTCGGGTCCATGGGATGTGGATGGACTCGAAAGCAGCTCGAACACATGAAGAAGGCTGATAAGCCTCACAAGTTTGTTGACTGCGATAAAGAAGACTGCAAAAAGGTTGAAGCCTTCCCAACTATTGTCGCTCCTAACGGCGAGGAGCATGTTGGGTTCAAGGAAGTTTAACAACCTCTAAGAATCATCAAAGCGACCGAAAGAAGGAACGCATCAAGAAGAGACTTGACAGGCTTCAAGACGGTGATGTGCTTGACAAGCGATTCGTTCCAAAGGTAGCGAAGCAGAAATGTACTGACAAGTAGCACGATGGCGTAGATAATAGCCAGTGCCACACGGTCTTCACGGTTGGGGTCCATAAGTTCTTGGATCATTTATAATATATTGAGATAATATAAATGAGCCGACGACCTCCTCTGAGTGGTTCAGAGCCAACCTTTACCCATAAGTACTGGGGTACATCTATTGGTGTAGGTAACAACAACTGTTACGCCTACGCCATGGGTGATTACGAAAGGTACAGATACCAAAAGAGTGTTCCGGGTGATAGAAGTGGTCTGTCCAGGGGCTATCACTCATACACCAGTTGCAAAAATCTTCCGAAGCGTGTCGTATCTGATAATCCCAAAAAAGTTTACATCGTCAAAGGGAACACAAAGTGTAAGCGTGGTTACTACAAGGTCATGATGTTTGTCACCGGCAAAAAGAAACCATCTTTGCTAAACCAAGGTGATTTTCATTTCTACAAACAGCATGGCCTGGTTGAATACCGACCAAAAAAAGGTGACACTCGTACGAGTATCGCAAAGTTTTTCAAGATACCCGTCACCCGAGTACCAAAGGTTGAAGTCGGAAAAATTATGAAAATTCGAGCAAACGCCTTCAGTCACAAGCGAGGTTGGGCCACTGGACCACTTCTGACTGATGCGAAAGGTAATGTTATTAAGGATCCTAGAAATGCTGCGAGGAAGTATCCTGGATTAAATTACAACACGTATTGTAGTTCATTCTGTGTTAAGAACAAGGGGATCCAAGTCGGAAAGAGACGAACCAACATCCGTAAGAAGACTCTCTAAATCTAAAACGTCTTCGACTTCAAAAGTTATGTTGAAAATATCCATCACATTGAATATCATGTCTTCATCCATCGATATGATATTAGATGTCTCATTATCATTATTTTCAACTGTGAGTGTCACTCTAAACTTTGATACATCAAAAACTTTTCTACATATCGGACATGTATTCTTACCTTTTTCTTTCCAACTTTCTAGACAGTCTGAATGAAATATATGTCCACATCTTATGGGCGGATTAGTCCTAGTAGGTCTAACCTGATTTAGGCATATAGAACATGTAGACATTTCCCTGGTTTACACATTCAAAGTTTTTTTAAAAGATATCCGCAACCTTGAGAAGCGGTTTGTCACAGCGTTGGCACGCGGCGTCTTCTGCGACCACTTGCTTGTTTTGGACATTGTCAATGAGAGACGGTCCACTACTTTGGAGAAGTTGACGGTACTTGTAGTTGTCAACGTAGTCAACACTATTCGAGGTCATGATGTAGTTGTTGAGAAGTCGGGACGATGTGTTAATCGTGAAGCATCGGCCATCTGCCATACCAAGTCTTTGGGACATTTAGTATAAAATTAGAAATTAATTTTATTGTTGGTTATAGTTCTGGTCCATGATGAGAAGCCAGCCTGTTTGAGATGGTCAACCAATTCATGACATTTGTATCCCATAAAAATTCCAAAGTCATCTTTGGTGACAGTCTGTGTCACCCTGACGCCCTGACATTCATTCATGTGGTTATTGATAATGTTGTAGGCGAATGCAATTTCCTTCAAAGTTTCTGCACCAGTGATGATAACTTTACCAGTACTAAAAATACTTGTCGTAATTCTTTTCATGTCCTCGGCTGGTTTAAATTTTATTTTCACTGCTGAGTATCGATCGGGTTCAAAAGAAACTTCGAAAATGTCCCGACAACTTTCAAAGTGCTGAGCAACTTTTAAAAGATTGAGGTTGTAATTCAAGCTAAAGTTTGAATTGATCATGACGATCCGAAAGTTTTCAAGTGGAAGTTCATGTTCAATACCCATGATGTTTTTGAAAAAGTATGCGAGCTGTCCAATGATTCTTTTGCAATCAAAAAGATCTGAACATCCTGCAACCTGAATGCTCCCATTCGGGAATACTTTGATCGACTTTGTACTGTATTCATCTGTGTAAGTCAGCGTCACTTGATTGTAGAATGTTGTAGATGGTTTGAGTTTCCATTCAAAATATCTGTCAGACTCATAGTCTTTTATCTTAAATTTGAAAGAACCATATTCGTCAAATAAAGAACGAATTTTTTCAATGTCAATCTTTACTTCTTCGCTAAAGCCAGAGATCATAGTGATGGTCGTAATCTTTACCCAAGAAGGACGAATGTCTTCGGAAATTGTATTCCGAAATTCATCGAGGGTTAAAAGATACGAAAATGTGTTATTTGCGACTCGGTGATACATCTTTTACCAAACCTATGACATGACCTAACTTAGGTTAAAGAAAACATTGCATTTTAGAGCAATGACCTCCCTTCTTAAATCCGCCTATATGGTACATGATGTTGAAGAAGATACTTCCTATATTGAAATTATGTACTCTAAATATGTCCCAGACGAAGGATATAAAACATTTGTCGACTACATCCGATCCAAACCCATTGGAGATTGGACAAAGATCATTTCTAAGAAGGAGGCTGTTCGCTATGAAAAGTTCATAGACACGATGATCGAAAAGAATCTCGAGACTCGACAAAAAATGGCTCTCGTCATGCTTGAAAATGTGAGATGTGATTTGTTCATGGATATCAAAACTCAAATTCGAATCATGAACACGGTCAAAATTCTTGACCCAACATTCGAACCACCTTTCATTAATCGGAGATGCTCTTGGCAGAAGCAATTCGTCAGAGACTTCTGTCAAGATATCTTACCGGACATTGTTGAGCGTTGCACGAATGAAAAAAGACTCGAACGTTTCTTTAGCGTCTTAAAATTAATAGAATTAGAACTATGAGTAGCAAACCGAGAACAGTAAACCCGTTTTTATTTTGATGCACCTTCTCAACCAAAATCTTTTCTTTACGAGGTCGTGTAAATCCCGTGTCTATATTTCTTTCTGGATAAAAAGATCTAGACATCGGACACAACGAATCCTTCTTTTTGCAGTAGTCGATCGTCAAGTCGCCGGCAGTAATACCATGTGAACAAATCGGACTTTCTTCTTCCTTTTCAAATTGGGCAAGAGGTTCTTGTATCTTCTTGTAGTTAGGTTTCGTACGTTCATTACGTCTGACCGTTCCTGGAAGAGAAAAATCACCGAGTACATACGGGTTGACGCGATCCATAGCCACGGCATCATTGAGCATGTAAACACTCATGTTTAATACTACCCTAGATTATATTTCTTGGTTTTGACTTTCTGTTTATGCTCTGTCCACATTTGATCTAGGTCAACATTCAACATGTGGGCCAACTGAAATAAATAACTAAATACATCACCCATTTCCATCATGACATCAGTCCCGCGTTCCTTTTTCAGATTAGTCTTTTTGTATTTTTTCTTGTATTGGCGAATGGCTGATGCGAGTTCACCAAACTCTTCTGTCAATAAAAGCCACACGGTGTCGACATTTACTTTATCCCAACCTTTTGACTTGCAAACCTTTTCAGTTTCACATTTGTAGTAGTTTAGACTCATACTTATTCTGTCATCGCCAAGTAACTTTAATAGACTTTAAAGATAATGCCCGATTAAAATCAAATGAAAAAGCGTTACGCAGATCTGTTCTGCGGCCTCGGAGCTTTTCACGCGGCATTTGGCAAACTTGACAAAGACTACGAGTGTGTCTTTGCATGTGACATAGATGAAAAGGTTCGTCACATCTACGAAATGAATCACGGAATTGCACCACACGGTGACATTAATGCGTTAGACATCGAGACCATGCCAGACTTTGACATTCTTTGTGCGGGATTTCCTTGTCAACCTTTTAGTATCGCAGGTAAAAAAGAAGGGTTCGAAGATAAAGTCAAAGGTAATTTGTTTTATCGAATCATGGAAATTGTTGA